ATAATGGGACACGCAAATGTGTCCACTACATTAAATGTCTATTGTGAAGTTTTTGATAAATTTAAAAAAGAACATTTAGATATGTCCTACAATTATTTAAAGAGCAATAATTTAACTATTAATTTTTGATTTTTTACAGCCACCGTTACAGCCTTGTGAAAAAGTTTCAAATATATTTCAAAACTTGTGTAAAATAGTTGAAAATTAAAAATGTTGTAATATTAAGGGTTTGAACAGGTTTCACACTTTTTGAAATTTAGTTCAAGCCCTTAATTTTAGGCTGTTTTTGCCATCCATTAAAATCTTTTCCGTCATATTCAATTGTTAATTTTATATTTCGCATACTTACTCTCCGTTCACTTTCAAAGTTTTTTGATTTCTAATTTATTTTTTTCTTTCTTATATTATACAGCCTTATTACAGCCTTGTAAAGTTTTATCTTTTCCAATTAAATCCGTCTTGTACACCCATTCTATATATCTTGTAAGAATATTTTTTGAATATATGTAAAAGCACTTCATCTAACAAGTTTAATTTCATTTTTACATCCTCCTTATATTTAATTGGAGATATCTCTGAATATATTATACCATATTATGTAAAATAAATTAACTATGTTATAGAATAGGTATTGTGCGTTACAGCCCTTGATTTATCTAGCCTACATAATTCGACAAAATTCTACATTTTACTACAAAATACCATAAAATACTATCTTAAATTACCAACTAAGTCATCCATATACTGCTCTACATCTTTGCTAGACAGTATTTTATTTTGCATTTCTTCAATTTTTTTGTTAGCCTCTTTATATTCCTGGTTATCTATCATTTTTTTTACTGATTCTAATTCATTAACAAATTCTTTCATATCACACCTCTTTACACAAACATTATAACATTTTATACCTATTTTGTAAATTAGTTATGCCAAATGCAAGTGTTATAGGGCGTAGTTAAAATAAAAATCAGTTTGCTATAAAATATCTATTATGGGGAGGTGAGTATATGATCTATGTAAATGTAGAACAAATCTTGAAAAAACAAAAGAAAAGTAAATACTGGTTTGTAAAAAATATGGGCGGAAGCTATCAATCCATTTCTAATATGATGGATAATGTTTCTACAAGTATTCATTTTGAAACCTTAGAACGAATCTGCGATTTATTGGATTGTGAACCAGGAGATATAATAAAAAGAAAAAAAGGAACAAGGAGGAAGAATAACGATGAGCAAACTTCTAAAGCAGTATAATGATTTAAAAGCTAAAGACAAAGAAAAGGTTTATTTATTTAGAGTCGGAATTTTCTATAATATATTAAATGAAGATGCAAGATTAGTCTCAAAAGAAATCGGACTAAAAATAACTGATTTAAGCCCAGAAATAATAAAATGTGGATTTCCTGTCGCCAAACTAGAAAAATACACAAATATTTTAAAGGCTCATAATATCAATTATGAAGTTGTATCTAATCCAACACCTTCAAATCAAAATTCTTCTTATGATAATATTATTAAGAAGATATTAGATATCGACTTAAATAACACCACTTTTAAAGAAGCATTTGACTTACTATATAATATACAACAAAAATTAAAAAATATACAGTAGAGGAGAAAACTCCTCTACTTTTTATGATAATTTTCTATTAACAATTGCTTGTATAGCTGAGTAGTCATATCCTGCTGCAGTTAATCTATTTTTACGATCTTGTCCATTACCCCAGTCGCCTCTTATAACTTCATTTGCTATTGTTTCATTTGATTTTCTATTTGAAGCAGGAGCAGAACCAGCACCAAGTTTTTGATTTACTATTGATTGGATTGCACTATAATTATAACCTGCTGCACTTAGTCTGTCCTTTCTTTCTTGTCCATTTCCCCACGCACCATTTATAACTTCTTGTGCAATAGTTTCATTAGATTTTAATGTTGGTTTTGGAGTAGATGATCCACCGCTTAATTTTTGATTTACAATACTTTGAACAGCATTATAATTGTATCCTGCAGCTTCTAATCTTGCTTTTCTGTCAGCACCATTTCCCCATTTACCTGCAATTACTTCATTTGCAAGTTCTTCATTTGATTTACTTCCACTTGGTGCTGATGGTGTAGGCTCGACTTTTCCATCAAGACGAGCGTTAACTGTATCAGCCAATTCTTGAAATCTACTTTGAAGATATTTTCCAGGGCAGGCAGTATTTGCGAACATATTATGTCTTGTTAAACTTCCATTAGGAGTTCCATCATATACTAATCTGAATCCGTATCTTGTGCAAACATCAACTGCTAAATTAACTAAAGTATTCCATGCTTTGTCTGAGATTTTCCAATCTCCACCGTATTCACAATTTGAAACCTCAACAGTAATAGCTTGGTTGTCATTAGATCTTGAACTTGATGTATATGCTCTATCTTCTTCATAAACATTACATACTAAATCTCCATCATTACCTATACAATAATTTGCAGATGCATATCTGGTTGACTTTTGAAAAATATTTACTGCACATTGTTTACCTGTTAAAATACCAGCCATAATATGCGGTGTGAATTTACAAATTTTATGCCCATTTCTTCCTTTTTGATAATTATTAGGATGAGCAATATAAGCACCTTGTGCTAAACTTGACATAGTTCCCATTATTCTTCTCCCTCCTCTTTTCCATTTGATAATTCTTTGTCCATCTCTTCAGTAATTTTGATTTCGTCTTCTTCCATTTTGAAAACCTCCTTATAAAAAATTAATACAGGAAGATTTTTTAATTTTCTTCCTGTATTTGATAAATACCGTAATTTTTTTACGGTATAACAAAAAAACGGCTTGCGACGTTGCGTTTTAAGCCATTTTTTAACCTTGGTTGGTATCATTTGTTGTCTCAATTTCTTCAGTTTTTTCAACATTTGTCTTCCTTGTAAAGAAATATGTGAACACAGCTGTTGCTATGTTAGAAAACAAAGTAAAAACTATTTGAAATATATCCCAGTTGCCTTTTATTGCAACAATTAAAACTAGAGCTATGATCGTAAAAGTGAATGCTATTGTTACAAAACTTTTTAAATCACTCCATGCTTGTTTCATTGCTTTCCTCCTTTCTAATGAATTCCCATTCCTAATTTAATAAGTAAAAAAACAATTCCTACTGCACTTGTAATTATTGCACCTATACTTGTTCTAAATGCCCACTTGTTAGTATCTTTCATTTCTCTTATATCTGCTTCATTTTGTTTACTTCTATTATCTGCTTGAACTGCTATTTCCTGCGTTTTGTTATATCCATCTAATTTGCTATTAATTACTGCGAGCTGTGTTAGAACTTCAATCTTAAAATCGTTTAGTTCTTTCTCCATTTAACGACTCTCTCCTTTCGTGAACAAATTAAAAGAGCCTTATTCAGACTCTTTTTCTAATTCTTTTCTAACTTGTTCCCTCCATTTTGCAGGAACATCATCAATTGTCATTTTTTTCATTTTTATTTGTAACACATAAAATTTTACTATTGCACTCATTGACTATACCTCCCCACCTAAAATTTCAGCAATTACTGCTTCAGCTGTAGAAAGTCGTTCTTCAAGAGAAACATTTTCAGCTTGATTCTCATATTGTTCTTTAGCAAAATCAAGCCACATATTAAATTTAGTATTATCTTTTAAGTCATCCTCTAAAGTATCTCTATAATTATTTTTTACGATCCTATACATATCATAAGTAAAGTATGTTTTTGTTTCTCCGCTTTCACCTTCTTTTGAATGTTCTTCAATATTTTCATTTAGTACAATGTCACACTTTCCATCTAGTATATTTTCAATTATATATTTCTCTGGTCTAGTATCAGATTCACAATTTAAGTTTACCTCTACCATTTCTAATCACTCCTTTACATTTTTTCAAGGTTATATTATAAGGTTTTATATACTTATTTCTATAATTAAAACTATTACAATGAGAAAGCCATCCATGGTATGAAATCATAGAATAAGCATCCGTTAACCTTATATATCCTCTTTTTACAATTTTCTTTACTCGTCTTTTAATGCGAAGGAAATTACTTCTCCTTAATGTTGTATATCCTCTGTAAAATCTGTATCCTAAAAAATCTAATGGTCTACTGTCTACTTTAAATAACTGCCAATTATTCTTTAATCTAAGTCCTTCAGGTTTGAGAAATTCGTCTATTGCATTTTTTATTTTGTGTAGTTCTTTTTTATTTCTACCAAATAAAACCATGTCATCCATATAACGCAAGTAATATTTTACTTTCATTTTTTCTTTTATGAAATGATCTAGATCTTGTAAATAGAAATTTGCAAACCATTGACTTGTAAAATTACCAATAGGCAGTCCACTTTCTTTACTGCTGTCGATTATAGTATCAATTAAATTAATTACATCATAATCTTTTATAATTCTTCTAAATTTTCTTTTACAGACTTCTTTATCAATACTAGGATAAAATTTCTTCACATCTAATTTCAAGCAATATTTTGTATTTTTTCTATCATCCTTTAATATTCTTTTTATATAAGTTGATCCATAATGTATTCCTCGATTTGGAACACTAGCACAACAATATTCATACATTCCTTTTTGCAAAATAGGTTGTAACTGCAACATTAAAGACCAATGAATGCATTGGTCTGGGAAGAATGCAGGTTTGAATATTATTCTCTCCTTTTTGTTAGCACCATCGTGTATTGTCATTTTCTTATATGGAGATAATTTAATATCTTTAGATAATAACATTTTATAGAGAATATCGACATAGTGATCAATATTCCCTATAATCCTTGCTACATTTCCTCTATCTTTCTTACCTTTCGCAGCTTCTATTATTGCCTTCTTGATATTTTCCTTATTGCAAATATCTTTATAAAAGTTGCCTTTTCTTTTCATATTATACCTCTGGTTTCTTATTTTTGTCTATCGGATTTTCAAACCATAATGGGCTTACTAGTCCAATCCAGTTGCGACTCTATTTCGAGCAAGGGCTCAGGAAGATGATGTGTAATAATAAAAATAAAATAAGTACACGACAACCGATGTTCCAATTCGCATTCGAAGAAGTGTTGTTGAAGTTCCAATACCACAAGCCATCGTTAGCCCCATTGTTGAAATTACCACCCACATGAGCAACCCTCAAAATGAGAAGTGAAAGCTCGGCATAGCACACATCAAATCCCTTTGCCTGATATTATACTAAATTTATTAAATTAAAATAACTACTCTATAACATAGTCAAATTAGCTGGGAGGCTGACCGCCCCCAGACCCCCGTTTTACTGGTTATCAATAAGAACACGACAACCGATGTGCCAATACGCATTCGAAGAAGCGTTGACGAAGTGCCAATACCACAAGCCATCGCCAGCCCCAGCGTCGAAATAACCACCCACAAGAGCAACCCTGTTTCCTGTGTTTCTGTAGTAGTAGTCTGCCATATAGTTAGAAGAACCTCCACCGACTTCTGTTGGAAATCTAAAGAATGGCTCATCAACATCTAGTCCAAGCGTCTTTGCCCATCCATCAGAACTTGCATTTGTGTAAGCTAATGGCTTATATGGATCTGCGAATACATTGTCTGCGTATTGAGAATGATCTTTACAAATATATGCCACATAATCCTTTATGTTTATACCATCAACAAACTGCCAAATATTTGCAAATAAATTTTCTACTCCTCTATAAATCATTGAATGATATCCATCATTATTTAAGCATCCTGATTTCATTCCTAAACTATCGCATTGTCCAGTTTCTTGTGCCATAGTACATACAAAGTTATCAACCGCAATATTAACTGCAGCTCCATCAAAAGTAAGAGCAGAACCTGTAACAGTTCCATCATCGTATGCTTCTATTGCTGTGATTTTTCTTGCATCAGCAACTTGAGTTCCGCCATCAGAAGTTCCAATTCTTATGATTTGTCCTACATAGTAACCTGATGCACTTCCAACAATTACTCTATTTGTATTATTTTCAGCAACTATTGTTTTTACATTTTTACGACTCATAACACCATTACCTAATGCACTTTGAGAATTATAAGTTGCATATTCTACCAAATAAAGCATTTGTAATACTAAATATCTCCAATCTAATTGAGAGAAGTTATCTCCTAAAGCATTTGCTAAAGTTCTAAATTGAGCTCTAGTTTTATTTGTTGTTGGAACTAATCCGCTATAAGTATGTAGTACATCATCAACTACAGCTCCGTTATATCTACCAACAAAAAATCCGTCAACCTCCATAAATCCAGCTCTTGGATAATCTGCTAATAAAACATAATCGTAATCATTATCCTGATATATACTCCAATAAGTTTTTGGAATATGAGTAAATACATCTCCGTTGCTTCCATCAAATGCAAAATTCGCATCTCCAAACCATGCTTTTATTTTCTTTGTAGTTAAATCATAATTACAAGACTTTATTTCAGACCAAGGAGCAAGAGTATCAAAATCATTTTGTACAGTTCCTCCATTTTTTGTAGCATTAGCAACCTTGCCCACACTATCAAATAGTCTTTCCCACGCAGAGCTTGAATTGCTTGTTATTTTTCTTCTAATACCATATACATGACCCCTTGTTGTTTCTATGTTGTCAACATCCGCTTCTAGTTCTTCAATACGAGCATCTACACTATCAAAAGTTTTTCCTTTTGCAGCAGATTGTCTTGCATTTGTTACTTCTGGATCTTTTATTTCTATTGTTTTATTATTTTTCGTTAATGCTGTTCCTCCTAATGTTAAATTCTCTAATACATTAACTTGTGCTCCTGCAGCAACTCCATTTAATTTGTTTTTTTCATCTGTCGAATAATCTTCTGTAGATAATTGTTTACCTGCAACTTTATCAACTTTGTTTCCGTCTAAATTACTTACAGCATTATCAATTATGTCCCAGTTATCATTCATAGCAGAATCAATATCGAAGTTGCTATTTAAGTCCTCATCATCAGAAGTATTCCATTTAAATAAATTTAAAAAAGTTGTTCTAATTGACATTTTTTAAATCTCCTTTCAATTTGTTATTTCTTGCCCATTTAAAAAGAGCTTGCCATAAATTTGCAATCCCTCTCCTAAATCAGCTCTATACATTCCACCAACTGCCACACCTTCTTGTGTAATAGCAAGTTGTGGTGTTCCAGAACCTAATATTAAATCAAATGTTGCTTGTGATAATCTATCTTTAGCATATATTTTTACATTAAAATTATTTGTAACTGAGAAACCTTGTGCTCCCTCATCTCCTCTTATGACTCCTCTAAAACTAAATCTACTACCATTAAAAGTTAATACTAAAGTAGTCGTTCCTCTAACCCATTGATTTGATGATGTCTTTTTATATTCGTAATAACACTCAACAATGCTATTCGTAATATTTCCAAAAGACTGATTCCAATATTCTCCTTCAAAGTATAATTCTGTTTCTTTTCCAACACCATTAGTTCTTGCAATTTCTGCTTTTGTGATTTTTATATTTGAATAATCATAAAAAGCACTTGGACTAATTTGTTTTGCTGTAGAATTACCTCTTGAATCTATTGCATATACTGTAAAAATATTGCTTAAAACATTATCTATTTGTCCACTAACATTTGATGATCCTGAATAAGTTATTTCTTTTTGCTTTTCTCCAATAACAGCTCTGTATTTTGTTATTGTTGCATAATCTTTTCCAACAGCTTTATTTGCTGTTGAAATATTTATTTTTACATCTGAATAACCTTTTATTATTCCTTGATTACCTCCAGTTAATACTTTACAAGTTGCATCTGTATCCTCGTAAGTAAAATTATTGAAAGTAGGATTTGAATTGGTTATTACAAGATTTCCATAAAAATTAACATACTGTGCCTCAGTGTTTCCATTCATTGTTGCTATACCTATATTAAAATCCTGTGAGTTTTTATTAGGCAAATATTGAAACATTGACTGTATTTGTGCTGCAGTTAATTTCGTTGCACTTTGTGTTATTCTTCTAGTATTATCAGGTGTTTCAAAAAAGATTTTATAAGTACATCCTGCTGGATTTGAAATGTCTTTAAATTCTAATTCATCAGTAGTTGTTATCTGTATTCCTGTAGTTACATTTAATTTAGTTCCATTTTTATATAAATTACCAGTTACTTTATTATAAGTGTTTTGTTTTATAGTTCCTGTTGTTACTACAACAGAACCATCCTTACTTGTTGCTCTTAATTTTATATTATAATAAGTATTCATTGAAAGACTAGTAATTGTAAATGTTCCGCTTGTACTATTAGGATTTCCTTTGTCTGTCCAACTAGATCCATCATTTAAAGATAATTCTAATTTTTTAATTGTAATATTGGTTGCCCATTCTACTTGTAATTGGCTTAATCCATTATAACCACTAACATGATTTACATTATTTTTAGTAAATTTTGTCTGCGTATATGTAGTTTGAGTAACCGTAGAGCTATCAGTAGTCATTTGAGAGTCTTGTCTTCTAACTCTAATTTTTACATTGTATGATGTTCCACCGCTTAATCCGCTAATTATTTGGTCTGGATAACTTAATCCACCTACCCAAGTTTTACCATTATCAATAGAGTACCAACCATAATCACAAGCATTACCTGCAGCCCATGTTATTTTTAATTGATCACTTCTACCTTCAACTTTATTTACAACAAATTGAGTAATTGATGTATGTCCACTTGGCGTTGTAATTGTTAATGTATTTGACTCTGACCATAACCCACTATCTGCTCTTCTTAATCTAACCTTTACTGTATATCTAGTGTTTTCCGTTAATCCACCAATATTAAACCAACCAGATTTTCCATCACTTGCAACAGTATCTCCAGCATCTGTCCATGCTCCACCATTTAATGAATATTGTGTCCAGTCTCTTTTAGGACTACATGACCAATTAACTTGAATATAATTCCACCCTTTTGCTCTTTCTGATATGCCAATACTATCTAGGTTTCTTGGTATTCTGTCTAAATTCCAGCTACCACTACCACTACAGTTAGAACTTGGATATCGCCCAACACCAGCATCAAATGATGCACTAAACGAACCATCTCCTGAAGAATTATAACTTGCAACTGTTATGTCTCCTGATTTAACTACATTGCCATCATAATAAGATTTTCCATTTCCTGAAGTTCCTTCTTCATATAGAACTCTATTTCCTGCAACCCATAATTCTTTTAAATAAACAGTTCTATAATATCCTGGTGTATTATGTGCTGTAAGAGTATAATGTATATAATGTTCATTTCTTGAACTATTATAGCCTGTTCTATACCACTCAAATGTAAAATAAAAATTACCTACTGAGCCAGTATTAAATGATCCACTTGTTGCCATTCTCTAAAATCCTCCTTTCTTTATAATTTTGAAATCCAAGTTTGTCCTTCTACTTCCTGGAATAACAAACCTGCTATTTGAGCCTTTCCTCTAACAACCATTTCTTCTGTTTCCATACCTTTATCTGTAAATTCTGCAACAACATCACTAGTATTTGTGTTTATAACTCTAATTCCGTCAGAATCAGCATTTAGTTCTGTATTTGTTGTGCTTGATTTTACTTTTATTCCCTTACCAATATCAACTGTGTCTGTGTGTGTTTCATTTGGATTTTGAGACCATGCTTGCTTTTCATATCCTATATTTCCCATTACATCTGCAATATCTATCGCATCGTTTGTATCAGTTGTGAATGCAAGTAATATTCTATTATCTGTAACTTTAATTTGCTTTGTGTATTCTCTCCACTCATCTCCTGTATAGCTTAATTTTTCTGCTACACCATTAATTGAAACTGTTGTATTATCTAATTGATTTGTATTTCTATACAAGAATGAAATTGTATATATATCATTTTTAACAGTTGCCTCTTGTGATGAAGTCCCTATTGATAATTTATAACCCATTCCGCTTACTGTGTTTTTCTTTGTATCTGTATTTGTATAACTTTCAATAGCTTCTCCATTCCAAAATTCTGTATCATAATAAAAAATATTATTTCCACTATTGTTTTTTAGGTTTATATTCAAACCTTCTAAACTCTCTCGAAATTCTGCTAATTGATTGTCTGTTTCTTTTTTGTAATCAGATATAGTTCTTGTTGTTTCATCAATAGTAGATTCCATATAATTCATTCTTGAAGCTGCACCTTGCTGTTCTTCAATAATTTCTTGAATTTTATTTTCTTGCTTATTGGTAATTATTTCTGTATTTGTAACTCTCTTTTCAATACTTGTTGCATATTGATATTTGGTTTCGCTGTATTTTGGCTCTTTAGTATTAGCTTTTTCTTTTATTCCTGATGTAATTTCTACATTTATGTTAAATAATATTGTTTTGTATTCGTTTTCATGTAAATCTTTGAGAGTAACAATATCTCCAAATTCGTAATATCCAAATCCAAAAGATTTGTAATCAAATACATAGTATGATAGACCATTTATATGATTATAAATTTCTTCAATATAATCCGTTCTATTTTTATCCATAATTTGATTATTGTCTATTCTTATTGAAACTCTACCAGAAGCAGGAGCAGAACTTGGAAAGTAAATATTATCCTCTTGTGGGCTTCTTCCTAACACCATTGTGTTATATGCTCCGATTTTCTTTCCTATTGTAAGTTTTTCAAGGTCATTCTCGTCAATTACTTCTCCTGTGTCTATTGGATATGCCACATATAAATCTTTATTAATAATTTTTATGAAACCACCAGCTACTGCTGCGATTTCGTCTAAAATATCTCTATATGTAAAATCAGTTAGTGCTGCATATTTATCTTCGCTTATTATTTTATTTGCATTTGCAAAATCAAATGTTCTTAAAGTCCAACCGAATTTATCACATATAGCTCTTAATAAATCTAATACTGTTACATCTCCAGTAGAATAATCTAAATTAAGTGGATTTTCTACATACTTTATATGACTGTCTATCATGTGATCATATAAATGTAATTTTAATGAACGAGTGTCAATTTTTTCTTCTTTATCGTAAACAACAAACTCGCCCCAGTCTATATATTCATAATTGTCAAACTCTGATGTTCTAACCCCTAATTGAATATTAATAGTAGTTGCGTTTTCTATGTTTTCTCTTTTGGCGTGCGGAATTAAAAATTTAACTCTTGCACGATCCATATTTTTAACACTCATTTCATTGACTTCCTCAACTGTAAATTCTTTGTCCTGGTCTTCAGCTAAATACTTTACTTGTGTTTTGTCTATTTTTCTTACAGTTGCCTCATGCACTTCTCTTACTGTCATTATTTTGCTTTTATCAATAGTTGTATAATTTTCTATTTCTAAATCTATTTGCCTCATAACAGAAGTAAATAAATCGCCATTTACAGATAAATCTAGTTTTTTAACATGAGTTTTATCTAACTTTGTTTGTCCAAATCCAAGTAAGATATTCAATTGTTTTCCATAGACTTTCATTTTATTCTTAAAACTATTAGTTGTTTCTAACATGCCTATCTTCCCCCTCGTTTGGTATTAGATTAACTGCAAATGATTTATAAATTAATTCTGGGAATCTTCCTAAATTTAAATCTTCATCATAATCGTTAGCATAATAGTCTGCAGTACAAGTACATCCATATTTGTTATTGTAATATTCTACAGAAAAAGATGCCGAATCAAAAATAAGTTCTAATTCTCTCATTTCTTCAGCATCCAAAGGCTCTATTTCTAATTGTATTTTAGGGAAGTTCCCTATTAAAGTTCCTTTCATAACTCCTGCCATATTTCTTCCTGTATCAGAACTCCACAATTTATTTCTTTGAAGTTTATAAGATGTAATACATCTGTATCTTTTACCATTTAATTTTATTAGTTCTCCACTATATCTAGCCATTATCAATACCTCCTTCCATTCGTGGCAAGTGCTAATCTAGCTCTTCTTTCATCTTGTCTTCTTTGAATTTCCTCACCATCTAAAATAATTGAGATATTGTTTTCTATTGGAACATAATCTCCACCAACACCAGCATTCATATTTTTAAATTCCTGTAAAGCACTTAAGAAAGTCTCACGCATTTTGTCTACTGGAGAAACAATCTCGCCTTGTGTTTTGTTATCACCAATTACTGCTAACTGTGGTGTGTTTGCTTTTACATAACCACCTTGTGCCAATTGTGGAATTTGAGGAACACTAAATTCATGTACCCAAGTAAAAGGTTGTACTCCTAAAATGTTTATTCCATGTATTTTTCTTAATACATTATTTATTGCATTAAAAGGTATTGCTATTACTTTATTTATACCGTTTATAATTCCATTAACTATTGTTTTGAAAAAGTTTACAATACCTTCTTTGATTCCATCAAATATTTTTCCTCCTGTACTAAATACATTTTTTACAGCTGTCCATGCTTGTGTAAATATATTTTTGAACCAGTTAGCAATTCCACCAAATATACCTGTAATTGCATTCCAAGCTCCCTGTGCTCCTTCTTTTACTTTTGTTTTAATTGTATTCCATACATTCGTTATTGTAGTTACGATGTTATTCCAAATATTAGTGATTGTATTCTTTATTCCATTAAATACATTTGAAATAGTGTTTTTAATTCCATTTATTACATTTGAAATCATATCTTTAATACCATTCCAAATATTTGTAATAAAGGTCTTAATTCCGTTCCAAATGTTAGTAATAATAGTCTTTATTGCATTAAATACTGTTGTTATTACGGTTTTTATCACATTTATAGTATTTGTTACAATTCCTTTTATTGCTTCCCATATTGCTTGCACTATTCCTTTTATTGCGTTCCATATACCATTAAATATATTCTTTATACCTTCCCATGCTTTGTCCCAGTCTCCTGTAAATACTCCAACTATGAAATCAATCAATCCTTTGAAGAAATCAATTATTCCACCAATTGCATCTGCAATATAGCCGAATATTGTCTTAATTGTATTCCATAATCCTTCAAAAACTGGCACTAGCTTTGGTAATACATTTTGAATAATCCAATCAATAACTGGTTTCAAAACTCCATTCCATAAGGCTTGAATTGCTTGAACTATTGAACCTATTAGACCACCAATTTTATCCATCAAAGGACTTAAGTGTTCTGTCCATAATTGTTCAAAGCCTACAGAAACATTTTCTAAAAATGGAACTATGTAAGTATTCCAAAATTCAAGGAATTTTCCAAATGTGTCCGACATTCCTATTGATAGATTTTCAAAAAATGGACTTATATATGTTGTATATACTTCGTTTATTTTATCTCCTATTGCTGTCATTATTTCAGCTAATGTTCCAAATATTCCTGATATAGGTTCTAAAGTATTTTCAATTGTTTGTTTTAACAAATCGCAGTTATTAATTATAGGTGTTACAAATAATTTTGTTATATCCGTTGCAAATTTATTAAATACATCAATAACTGACATTATAGGATTTGCAAACATTTCTATAATGCTTGTTCCTATCGATTTCGCAGCTTTCCCTGAGAATACATCTGATATTTTTCCGATTGCTTCCATAAAGTTGCCAACAAAAGTAAATCTATCAGCAGTTACATCAAACATACTAATTAAAAACTTCTTTATTCTTCCTGAGTTCTTTTGCAAATAACCATCTATGCTTCCAACTATACCTTCAGCAATATTTACACCAATTCTTGCTATTGATCCAACTGATTGACCTAATGCATAAATCCAAGTATTTACAAGATTATTTGCAGAATTTACTACTCCTGGATCTGTAAATATATCCATTAAAGCTGTTTTTATATTTCCTAAATGAGTAAGTATTCCATCGAAATTTGTATCTCCAAAACTTGCACTAAATCCATTTTTGAATATATCTGCAAGTTCTTTTACTTTATTTAGCATACCATCAAAAGCAGATGTGTCTTGTTCTATATTTGTTGTTACATCTAATGATTCCGCCAAGGCAGATGCACCGCCTCCAGCTCCACCACCAGAGCCACCGCCTGATCCACTATCACTATTGTCTGACAATTTATTCATTTCATCGAACCCAGCTAATTGTAGTGCTGCTTTTTTTGCTTGTTTTGCAGTTTTTCCAGCACTATCTCCAACGCCTTTTACAGCATCTGATGCTTTATCTGCACTATCAGCAACTCCGCCAAGTCCTTTTGAAACGGTCTCAACGCTGTCTGCTTTTAATCCAAACATTGACATTAAACCAGCAATAGCAGTAAATAATCTTGTTACCGCATTCGCTGCAGCAGTCAATACTGGAATTAATAATTTTGCAATAGGTTGTATTACATTACCAATAGCAGTTTTCATTGATGTAAATGCATAACTTAATTGAGCAACTTTTCCTGAATAAGTATTTGCGTATATACTAGCATCATTCATTTGGAATTTTGTTTCTTCTAGTATTCCATTAACTTCCGCTTCTATTTTTTCAGCTTGTGTTAATTGATTTGTAGATTTTCCAACTGATTTTGCATAGTCTTCCCACATTTTTGCTACATTTTTTGTTACACCTGCATTATCAACTAAAATACTATTTTCATTTTTTAAACCTTCAGATGCAGTTTGTACCGCTTCTCCTAAAGAATAAGTGCTTTGTCTTCCAAATGTTGCTGCATTTTTTAAGGCTGTCATTGTCTTTTTTATCTGGTCTGATGAATATCCTCTCGCTGCCAAATTCTTATAAGTTGTAACTGCATTATTCAAAGGAACTAAACCATCACTAACATATTCTTCAATAAACTTTTGAGCTTGCGAGAAGCTCTTTCCTTGACCTGTTAGTATAGAATTTAATCCTATCCATGCATTGCTTGTTTGTGTTGCTACATCTAAGCACGCCTTTCCAAACTTAGTTATCGCAGCAACAGAAAAAGCAGCGAGTGCTGCTTTACCAATTCCTTTTAATGCTCCAGAAATTCTTGATGAGGCTTGATTTGCTTGTCCTTCAATACCTTTTAATTGAGAACTAAATTTATCACTATTCAAAATAAGACTTAAATCTATCTCTCCTACATTTTGACTCAATTTTTACCACCTCATTTCTTTTCATTTTGTTTTGCCATAGCCTTAAACATATTTTTAAAGCCTTCCATGGCTCGTTCGTAATCTTCACGACTTACTTGTTTTACATTTTTATTCAACCATTTTGACCTGATTTCTTTTTCACTTCTACTAAAGTCTTTTATAACTTTTGGATCTTTTTCACTCCTAATTCGCACAATATTTCCAAGGGCTGTGTCTCCATTAAGTCCACTTAATAGACTTGAAAACTCTCCCCATTTCATAGTTTCAATTTCATTTCTTAATCTAATACCATATTGTTGTGCAAATGAACTTTCTATCAAGGCAAAATCATCAATTAAGTCGTAATATGATTCATTATTGTTTTGGAAATCGTTTCTCCATTTCCTCGTAAGATATTTCATTTATTGCTGCCATTAAACCGATGATTACACTCTCGATTCCATTTACAGATAATTTCATATCTTTTATTTCTTTCAATGCATCTTTTCCCATTAATATTTCGATTACTTCATACATAACCTCAATACTAAATTCTTTGTCTTTTAATTTATCTTGAACTATAACAAAAGTTTCAGCACTATTGTCTACTTCGTACTCCTTATCTTCTGTTAATTTAATTTTAATTGGCTCTTTTTTTAGTTTTGCACTAATATCAATACTATTTGCCATTTTTCATTCCTCCTAAATCGATTTTTAAATAAAAAAAATAAGCCCCAGTACCGAAATACTGAGGCTCGTTTTATGCTGCTGGTGTTACTGTTGGTTTTCCATTTGACATAACCTCAAATTCTAAAGGTGCAACATTTGTGCTGTCTCCTGTACCAGCATTTGATACAGAAATAATACAATCAAATTCAACCTTAGTACCATCGGCAAAATCCCATTCAAATTTAGATTCTACTTCTGCACCAGTTGCAAATAATTTTGATGCAACATAGTCGTTTCCATCATCTCCAACATTTCTTTTTCCAGAAATACTGATTGAGAATCCTTTACCAGTTTGCATTCTTCTAATCCATCCTTCTGTTGTCATTGGTGTCCATTCTTCGACATTGTTATCCATTGACAAAGAGAAAGTTTCGCAGTCTGCAATGGTTTTCATATCTGCAGCTTGTGATGTTTTTCCTGCAGTTCCAATTTTAAATACATTATCAAAAACTGGATATACTCCACTATTTACAGTTGCCATTTCCTATTCCTCCTTTTTATAATAAAAAATTGCTCTAATAACCCTCTCGTAGACATTACCACTATCAGTTCCAACATCTACTGGTTCAGGTTCGAGCAATCTAATATAATTTACTTTGTTATCATTTATTGTAAAGTTTCTTGAATTTAATAATTTATAATATAATTCAAGTGCTTTTAGTTCAGTCTCTTTAGCATTTTTATTCCAATGAATTAAAATACTAACAGGCTTTTCAAATATTTGTGTATTGCCTAATCCTCCAATTGCAACATTAGGAGGATTACTTGTCTGCAATTGATATACACCAATGGATTTTTCTTTTTTATTATCTAATTTACCTATATAAATATGATCTGCTATTATATAGCCAGACTTAAACAATTGCTTAATAGAAAGGTCGTTAACTTCTTTTACAGCCATTTTATTAATATCTGCAACTGTTTTTGTGTCTAACTTTATAAGCCAGTCCTTTATATCTGCTAATCCTAACATTACAAGCCAGCCTCCTTTTTATAGAATTGTGAAAATGCTTTTGAACAAAAGTCCTTTTCCTTACCACTTATCCATGGCTCGTACCATTCTCCCCTTGCATTTGCATTTTCTTTTGTTTGGAAATTGTACTCAGGATGAAAATACATTCTTCTAGCATAAGGCGTTGATGTATTTAAACTTACTTTTCCGCTTCTACTATTAGAATAATCTTCAAATGTACTTGCATTTTGCATATTTCCAGTATCAAAAGGCATTACTTGGGCTTTTACTACTTCAGTATGTAGAGCACTTAAAGTTTTCTCTAATGCTGTTATGGAAGCCCTGTCTAATTGCTTTATTTTTGGAGCATTAATTTTTACTTTTGAAGTTACGAATTTCATTACATAATCTCCAATTCAACATAATTAACTGTTCCATCAGGATTTCTTGCTTTAGTTCCTTGGTATATTTCTCGCTTTTCTCCAAATATAGTTACTTCTCCACCAGAAATAACAGGAAGATTTGGAGCAATATCTTCACAGAAAAAAGCCTTTGCAGTTAATTCAATCAAGACTTTTTCAGGAGTTAATACTCTTTTTGCTTTATCCTGGTAATTACATTTGAAATCACCCTCTAAAGCAATTATTGGTTCTCCCTCTTCTGATGTTCCCTCTTCATATAAAACAATATGAATATCGGTTTTACAATCTTCTTTTCTTACTAATTTTGGATAAATCATACTAACACCTCATACTTCTACAAGTTAATCCTGTTTGACCTAATAGGCAATAGTCCTTTTTAGGTATAGCAATTCCGTTTTGGATTTGAACATTCCATTTTTCACTAAAGCCCATTGACACACCATTTATAGAATAATTTGAAAGAGGAGTTTGTAATAGATCAGCATTTTCAAATTCAAAATCAGCAAGTTTACATACAACTTTTTGAATTATATCTTTTTGAAAAGTCGTTAAATTATCAAATCCCCTTGCAACTATTCGATTAAAGGTTAAGGTGTCAACATCCATGCTTGCATCTTCCAGTTTCTTTTCAATTTCATCATCTGGAATTATAGTTCCTTTATAGGTATTTAAATAATACTCTTTGCTTACATAAGATGCCATTTACAACACCTCACTTATTCTTTAACACCAGCTTTTTCAAGTTGTTTTGTTAATTTTTCTACTTGTTTTGTTAACTCTGCATTAGCTTTTGTTAACTCTCCATTGGTTTTAGTTAACTCTTCTACTTGTTTTGTTAACTCTTCGTTAGCACCACCATTTGCTTTTAATTCAGCAAGTTCTTTTTCTAACTTTTGATATTCAGAGTATTTTATAGTCTTTTTTGGTGAGTATTCTATAACTTTTCCTTCATCGTCAATTATATCGTACCCTTCATTTAGATAATATTGTTTATTATCTTCAGTTACTCTATATTCTTTATTTGCTTTTACTGCTCTCATTACTTTTCCTCCAATCTTTCAAAAAATAAATTAATTATCTGCGTTTATAATACATCCTGTTGTTATTAATTCATCAATAGCAAAAGTACCATTGTACTTTCTGTTTTGATATAGATAGTTATCAGATGTTCTACTATCATGTCCAGGAGTAAATACTTTAATATAAGAGTATTTAACCCTTGAAACTTGTGCTTCTGGATCAATTAATATGTAATTGATTTGTTTTCCAGTTTGTGCAACTGCATATCCATCAGTAAAGTCGTATGCTGTTTTAAATCTAGCACTTGGAACTGTTACCATTTTCTTGATATCGTCTACACCTAAAACTCTTCTATCAATGTTGTTGCTTGATCCAACATTTAGAGTTCTAGTAATACCATCAGCATTTTTCAATAATTTCTTAACTGCTGTAGTAGTGTACATGATTACTCTATCTAATGGAACACCAGCATCTTCTAATGCTGCTAAATCTGTATCTAATTCTGACAAAATATTTGCAGCAGTTAATACTGTATGTTTTACTGTACCACCAGCTCTTACAAACTCTGCATATAATTTAGAGTATGTATAGCAATCTTGTTCAGGTATAGCCTGAGTTTTATCAAATCTCTTTTGAATGTTTGCGATTGAAACTACTAAGTTTGTTTCATCTACATCCATTGGATCAATAGGGAACTCGATGTCTCTATCGTGATCCAAAGTAACTGTTTGATAATCATTATTTGTAGATCCAGTATTGAATCCTAATGATGTTCTTACGTGGTCTTTATATCCACTAACACTTAATCTTGGTATTTTTAAGTTTTTACCATTAACTATTTGTAAATCTTGATTAGATTTATATAGGTCTATTGATGTTAAATCATGACCATATAATTCTCTTAAATGATTGCTGAATATATCAGCATAATTAATAACTGCCATTTTTTATTCCTCCCTTAACTTTGAAAAATATTTTTTAATACATCATCCATATTTGGCTGTGCATTATTGTTATCAGCTCCGACTTTTACGAAGCCTTTATTTTGTGTATTTTGAGATTTTAGTTGAGGTAAGTCCTCTAATACTTTTGTTAAAGCATTTGTTACTTCGTCCTTTACAACTTCCCCTTTATCATTAACAGCTGTTTTTAAATCAGCCATTTTGATTAAATAAGGAATAGTTTTTGCATCAACACCTATTTCTAGTGCACATTGATTTGCAACTTGGTTAACCTGCATTTGCAATACTTGTGCTTTTAATGATGCATTTTCGTTTTGAAGGTTTAAGCTATTCTCATTGGCTTCTTTTTCCCTTTGAGCTTTATTGTTTTTGAAATCTACTATTGCAGTTTTCATTTCCTCTTCGCTTAATCCTTGTTGTTGAAAATAGCTCTTTAATATGCTATCTTCTGTTTTTGCATTTCTCCCATCTACAATTGCTTGTATTTTGTCATAATCTATACTTTGGTTATTTGTATTTGTTTGAACTGCATTGTTTTGCCCAGTAGTGTTTTGGGCTTGGTTTCCGTTTCCATTTTGATTTACATCTGTTGGATCTGGCATAATCACTACCTCCTTTAAAAATACTTTTTTGAGTCTTGAATTGACTATAAGCACATGCTTTTATGGACTTCAGTGATTGGTCACAAAATAAAAACAAGCACTATTTTTCAGCACTTGTTTTATCTTCTTTTTTATCTTCTTTTTCCGCTTCTTCAGCGACATCATAAGGCGATTTAAGAATTTGTTTTTCTCTTTCTTTTGAAACTTTTATTGGATCGCCTTTTTTGTATTCTTTACCTGTTTCTTTGTCAGTAAAGTCTCTTTTAGCTTTTAGTCCCATTTTCTTTTACCTCCTATATTATTTTTATAAATTTTTGATATTGTACTGCAACATCGTACTCTATCCTGCAACCTCTTGCTGTATTCCAACCTGGCATAAATACAACACCGTCTACTTTTCCTATTGCTTCAATAGATTTTGACAAGTAAAATAATGCTGTATCGCAGTCTTTTGGTGTTTCTTCAGCAAATATTGTATTAATTACTTCATGTCCTTCTTTTTCTAATTGTTCTACTAAAGCCTTTCTTTCAGCTTCAATTTGTTCTGTGGTTTTACCACGCATTGGTTGACTAATCATTAATTTCATTTTATTTTTCCTCCATATTTATACATCTATTTTCAAATTTCTTATAAGCATCTAAATACAACTCTTTTTTGTCTCCGTTATATGTACATTCATAATACATTCCATTAAATAGTGTTGTACTTAATAATGCCTTGTTATTTTGTAATGTTTTACATTGCCAAACAACAAAAACATCAAACTCAGGAATAGTGTCACTTTTATCTAAATGATCTAATTCATAATTTTTAACTATTTCTTTACATATTCCAATAAATTTTTCATCTCCCATTTATTACACCCCCTTTATATCTTCTCTTTCATATCGTCTTTTTAAATTATGTTCTTCACAATATTGCTTATTATATAACTGCCATTCTACCCTTTTATTATGGTATTTTTCTATATTGTCGTCATCTGTACTTCCAAACTCTAATCTTTTATATTTTCTAATTTGGCGTTCGTTATATCTTTGCTTTTGCTCTATTATGTAATTTTTTCTTTTTATTTCTAGTTCTTCCTTGGTTGGTGGTATAGCCTCAGAATTTACTCCAGGGAAGTATGTTACACTTCCATCTTTGCAATTTGGATGAAATAATTTCTCTTTCATTGCACGACTAAGAAGCGGATAGCCTGTTTCTTTGCTTTCCGCTTCTGTTCCTCCACTATACACATCATCAATAAATACTTTTCCTTGAAATTTTATACAATAAGGACATCCTCCGCCACGATTTGGAATTAAAACTGTATGTATTCCCCATTCTTGCCTTTTTACTCCTTCACCTTGCATATATGCCCTTATGTTTGCTGTTCTAATAGCCATTTCTGCATAGGATGCTATGTTTACCATTGCACCATTTGCATACTCTATATTATTTATTCCTTTTGAAAGAAAATCTTTTGTTGCCATATCAATGGCTTGCTGTGGTGTTCCGCTTCCTGTGTTTGCGTAAACTTGTGCATCAAATATTATTTTTCTATATTGGTCATTAGTATAACGCAATATAGAAGTTTCAGCTTTTTCAACATTGTTTATTGTTTCATTTATTAAAGCCTTTAGTTTTCTATCATTTATTTTAAAGAAATCTGATTCAGCTTGATTTACTTTTTCATATATTCTAGTAAGCTGTTTTTTCTTGATTCTTTTATTTTTGCTTGTATTATAAATGTGCCATAATTTATTTATTTGTTTATTATCACTTTTGAAATTGCCATCTCTAATTGCTTCTAATATAACTCTTTCCTGGTCTAGCTTTCCATTTTCAAAACTTTTCTTAATTAATTCTTCAATATCATTGTTAATAGTAGAAAAATCATTTTTGAACATTTTTCTATTTGTGTTCTTAAAATGTTCTAATGCTTTTAATTGTTCTGACTGCCATGCACTCCAATTCATATCAAGGTCTTTTTCTTCATTTAAGTGCCTTGTAAGATTTCTTTTCATGGATTTTATTAATATTTCTTCTATTCTTTGAAATGCTTGACTTATATCATACTCATTATTCATTTACAACTTGCTCCTGGGCATTGGTATTCGTGCCGACATTTGTGTCGGTCGCATTTCCAATATTCATTTCTGCATCATAATTTACTGCTGGTTCTTCTATATCAACAATTCCTTGTTCAGCTTTTAATCTAGCAACCTCTTCTTTTTTCCAGTCTTCGTCTTTACTGTCTCCATATAGTTCATCAACACTTGCTTCTATACTCATTATTCCGCCTTGTTTTCCTTTGCTTACTGTTTCCACTTGTGCTTCAAAACTTGGATTTGCATACTCTCCAAAATCTACATCAACATCAATTTCTTCCAAGCTGTTTTTATTTTGTGTTGCAATGGCTTTAAAAGTAATGTTTACTAACTCAGGAATTGTATTTTTTATAGCTTCTACTATTTTTCCTCTAGTATATAAGGTTGTTTTTTCTTTTTCTCTTTGTGCTGTTGCATTTGGATCAGTTATTTTTTTAGTATCAATTCCAAGTGTAGATGGACTTATTATTCCTTGTAAAGCCTGGTCTAGTGCTGTAATATATGTATTCATGTAAGAATCAGTTGGTATTTCAGGTTGCTTAACTGTAATTTCATTTTTACCATCTTCACTAACATCTGATTCAACTTTTATAAATTTATTATCAAATCCATTTGGCTTAATTAAATCTCCTGTTTTTGGATCTTTAGGAATTAAACTTTCAGGAATATATGTTTTACTTCTGCCATCTCTCAAAGCATTCATCCATTGAGACCATGCTTCATCTAAAGCATCAAAATTGTCTGTTTTCTTGTCATATATTGCATCTTTTTCTATTTTAAATAATATTCCTAACATAAAAGAACCGTATTCAATAATATTTCCATCTTTATCTATTTTTGCATTATCAAATAAAAGGTCTTCTAATCCTTTTGTTTGAGTTGTTACATCTAAAGAATAAGGTTTTTCTCCTTTTACATCAAATAACCTATATAAAATATATCCATAACCATATATTTCTTTTAGTAAATACATATTGTCGCCTTCTTTTATATAAGTTTTGAATATTATTTCTCTTACTCTGCCTCTTTTTACTGTTAATTCAATCATATCTTTTGGGAAATACTCTATAATAGGAAGTTGGCTTATTTCTTCATCAAATGAAATTTTGAAAGCTCCCTGTCCTTTGTATAACCCTTGTGCAATAGACTCTTTTAACAATTCATTTATTTTATTTTCTTTTTCTATATCTTCCCAGGTTGCTTGATTATCAACATTTATTTCTTTAAATTCTACTCCGTTATAATCGCTTATAACTATATCGGTTAAAGTATCAACAATTAATGATGGCATACCAGTATGTATTTTTCTTATTTCCATTCCTGTTGTTGGAACTGCACCCCAGAAAGTATCTTGTTTATTTGGTAATTGCTTGTATAACTGTGCTAACTCGAAAGCATCGCCTCTATACCATATTGTATTTTTAGCAATTTTTGTTTCGTCATCGAGCCCTTTTGTTATATTCAATTGTAAAATCTGTGCTTCATCTAATCTTAAAAAACTTTTCATTCTATTTCGTATGCCCTCCTTTATATTTTCAAATAGTTTCATTTTATCCTCCTTACTAGTCATCGTCTGCATCTTTTATAAGTTGTTTTATAATGCTCCAGTTACCAATCATCCTTTTAAATGGAATCCATCCATATTGACAGCCTTGTATGCTGTGATCGTTTCCATCTTCAAGTTCTCCATCTTCTGTATAACTGTAAACATTACATTCATCAATATAGTCTGTGCAAGTATCTACTATCAAAAAGTCATTTGTTTTCAACCATGACTGTTGTAATTGAACTCTTGTTATATTAGTCATTTTCTTCCAAGCCCCAACAAAATCATAAATACAATTTGTTAATCGCTTGTATTTTTGAGCTTCTTGTATTGTTCCTGCATCTGCAGAATCAATAAAAATAGTTTTTGTAAATCCCCATTTTACTTTGCATTTTTCAGCAAATGCAACTAATTTTGGAATTACATCAGAAGGAGCAAAAGGAATATTTGCATCCTTGTTATTTTCTGTTTGTTCTTCAAGTAAAATACACTTTCCTTGATCAGTTATTCCTCCAAATTCAAATGTTAATTTATCGTGTGATTTTCTTGAATAAGAAGTATCACATCCAAGCCAGAACTTAACAAATTTATGTTGTTTTGCTTCTATTTCTGTGATTATGTCTTTCTTTTCCAAATTAAAAACAAGACCTGTAGCCTTGCCTCTTAATCCTTTTATTTTGTTTTTCCATAGTTTTGTACCAACTGGCACTGATTCAATGATGTCCTTTTTCTTTTCAGGAGTTAAACTTTTATTATGGTCAAATGTAAAATACCACCATGTCCAGTCTTTTGTTTGCGGTTCGTTTAACATTTCCAATAATTCATTTGGAGCATCATTTTTGTATTTTTCTATTGGTCTTGACTTATTTACATATTGTTTATAGCAATCTTTGTTTGGATCGTCAGGATTCATTGTGCATAATCTATAATCAGCACGCATAAAAGCCTCTCTAACAAAATCCATATCTGCTATATTAAACTCATCTATAAATAAACCATAACATTGACCACCTAATGCCTTTTTCCATCTTGCTTGGTTGTCATAACCTAATATATAAATCGTTTTATTACCATTTGGAGTATGATAAATAATGTGCGGAAGTCTTATTTTAGCGTGTCCTTTTGGATAATATTCTATTGCTCCACCCTCTTCATAATCTCCAAAAACAGCAATTAATCCGTTATCTGCATTTATTATATTTTTTTCTATTGTTCCTAAATCTAATCCAGCAATTATACTTGGTTTGTTACCTGTATATGCTGCGATTTTGAACATATACTTTGGAATAGCAACTGTCGTTTTACCTGCAAAAGTTGTTCCTTCCAGGAACTCTACACTAGCATCATAATTCAAAAAATCAAGATATTTTTCAGATAGTGGGAATGCTTCATTTTCCATATTGACCACCACCTAATTGTCTATTTATACTCTCTAATAAGCTATTTGTTTTTATGTTTTCGTTTAGATTTCTATCATCATCATTATTTAATCTTAACAAACTGTCTATACATCTGCGTTTTGCTTCTTGAACTCTTGTAAGTCCATCTTCTATTCTTTGAATTAGATTTATAGTTGGTTCTGCGTCAGTAATTGTTTTTGTGCTTTTTCCTTTTTCATTCCTAATATAATTTATAGTCATATCCTTACCACGACTTTTTATGTCTTTTATTCTTTGCAACATTCTTTTTTCTCTAATAGTAAGGATTTTATATTCTTCTATCAATAATTGTTCTGCATCATTTATTTCATAGTTTTCATATAATTCTAGTTCATCATCTTCTAGTACATCCTTGTATATATTTTCGTATTCTCCTGTAACAACTGCATTTTTGTTTTCTTCAGGAGCTCCGTTTCCACCTTTATTACCTAATGCATTTTTATGCCCTTCGTTCTTTGTTCTTGTCCATTTATTCTTACGAATTATACTTCGTAATTCAGGCTGAGTAATATTGTACTTTGACATCAAGTCTTTGTATTTCATGCCTTTTTTATAATCTTTTTTTAATTTCTTTATAGTTTCTTCTGTCAATGCATATCACCCACCTCGCTATTTTTCGAGTGTAGCCTTTTGATTTGTTAAGTTTTCCCACCTCTTTATTATTACATCACAATATTTTGGATCTAGTTCCATCATATAGCAAGTCCTTTGTGTTTGTTCTGCAGCAATTAATGTTGATCCGCTTCCTCCAAATAAATCTAATATTAAGTCATTTTCTTTACTAGAGTTCTTTATAAGATATACTAATAAATCAATAGGCTTCATCGTTGGATGTTCCGCATTTCTTGTTGGCTTGTCAAATTCTAATACTGTGCTTTGGTTTCTACTATCAATGAAATAATGTCCTGCTCCCTCTTTCCATCCATATAAAATAGGCTCGTGTCTCCATTGATAATCTTGTCTACCCATAACAAAAGTATTTTTTACCCATACCAAACATTGAGCTAACTTAAATCCCACAGCTTTAAATGCGTTTCTAAAATTCAAACCTTCTGTATCTGCATGAAATACATAAATACTTCCACCTGGTTTTACTTTTTCATACATATTTCTAAACGAATCTATTAAGAAATTGTAAAACTCGGTTTCACTCATATTGTCGTTTTCTATTTTTAAAGCATCTTCTGTCTTTCCTTCATAGTCTACATTGTAAGGTGGATCTGTAAGTATCATATCAGGCTGTTGTTTATTTACTAATTTATCAACATTTTCTTTTACTGTACTATCTCCGCACATAAGTCTGTGCTTACCTAATATCCAAATATCGCCTGGCTTTGAAATTGGTTCTTCTATTTCTTCAAGTGCTTCATCTAAATCAAAGTCATCTTCTTTTGAACCTGTAATGTCTTTTAGAATATTGTCTACTTCGTCAAAACTAAATCCTGTTATATCCATATCGACATCCGTTTCTTTTAGTTCTGCAAGTAATTCTTCTAACTTACCATTGTCCCACTCGCCTGTTATTTTATTCAAAGCAATATTTAATGCTTTTTCTTTGTTTTTATCCAGGTCAACAATATTACATTCTATTTCTTTATAACCCAGCTCTTGTAACACTTTTAGTCTTTGATGTCCACCTATAACAGTCATATCTGAATTAACTATTACAGGAGCAACATATCCAAACTCAACAAGGCTCTTTTTGATTTTTTGATATTCTTCGTCTTCTGGTTTTAGATCCTTTCTTGGATTGTATTCTGCTGGTTTTAGTTTTTCGATTTCTATTAATTGAATATTCATTTCCATACTCCTTAAAACAGCTTGCCTCGTATCTGCAAGCCTTACATTGTCTTAACATACATTTACCCAGGTTCATAGTTCTCCCCCTTTTCTTTTGTAATATAAAAAAATAAGTCACCGACATTTATATCGGCGACCTCTATTACAAAGGAGAATCAAATGCGATTCAAAGGTATTACACTAATCTCGATTATAATTATAGCAGATTATTTTTTGCCATTCTACGGACAAAATACATAAATTTTATAGACAAAATTAAGACATTTTGTTCTTGTTGTATTCCCTTTGCATAATTTTTATTGATCTATCAATGGTTTTCTGTATTGCTCCATATCCTCTATCTTTTTTTGTTGCAATTTCTTCAATACTCATCATCTGATAATATTTCATTTCTATTATATCCTGGTTATATTTCTTCAAAGTCTTAACTAAATCTTCAACTATTTTTAGTTTTATTTCAGTCCTTTTTATGTACCTTTTCTTTTTTTCTATTTTTTCTTGCTTTTCAGCAACAAAGTTTTCTATATTAGATGATGTAAAACCTTTTGGTTTAGGCATACCATCTAAATTTGAACTCTTACAGTCCAATATTTCATTTTCTAATTCTTGGATTTCTCCTTCTACGATTGTGATGCTGGCTTTTAATGAATTATAGTTTTCTAATACTTCCTGCACCTTCATCTTTAGCACCTCCCATTTTGGATATTAAGTTTGTTTTTGAAATTTTGTAAGTAAGTAAATTTATTTACTTACTTTTTTTATTTGTAACTTTATATAATGGCTCTTTGCTTAACTGCGATTGCAATAAATTATTATAAGCTAGATTTCCGTTTACATGAACCCAAATCCATCTTCCAATATCAATAACTTTACATTGTAAAGATATATTTATACCAAATGCTCCTGTTGTATTCCAGTAAAGTGTATCACCGATTTTTATATCTTTTTTATTCATTCCAACCACCTCTTAAATATCAATAACCTTATATTTATTTTTCAATTCATCAAGAGTTTTGGCTCTTCTAATATCATCTTTTACTGCGTTATATTCTCCTGCAACTCCAAATATAAAACCTATAATTAATATTAATATTTTCATTTACTTATCCTCCTAATAAAGCACTCGCATTATGTAACAGCGTTCAATTGGATTTTTCTCTATATCTAGTTTTAATTTTTCCATTTTGTCTACGCCAATCCAATCAATAGCCATTCCACCACGAAGTCCACCAATATGGTTTGTTATTGCAAATTTCACTATATTTTCAAGTATTTTTTTGTCTGTATCATCTTTGTTTGCTAATATTTTATTTTTTCTGTTTAGTGTAATTATTTCTTGATTTAATCTTTCTATTTCTCTATTTAGTCTTTTAACTTTGTTTTTTACACTCATATTTATACCTCCACCCATTTTAATTTTGACTGGTTTTCTGTAGGATCCCATTGCTTCCATATTTCTTCACTATATTTAATTAATTTCATCGTTTTTTTACTATATTCATTTATGCAATATTCATTTGCTGTAAATCTATCTGTAAAACCACTAAATACATTTAATAAATCTTCAAAAATATTTCCTGTACTTTTTATTGGTTTGGCATATACTCCGTAAGTTTTATTCAATCTTTCTTCTGTTTCAAATACTGCACATATATCAAAAGTTGCTATACCGCTTAAAAAGTGCATCGCTTCTTCAGGAGTATATTCTTCCAAATTTAAGAAACAAAAGCCCACCGAATTTGTTTTGCCATCATGTCTTGTATTGTTTCTCAAAGGAAAGTCTCTTTTATATTTTTCAAATTCTACTTTACTCATAAATCTAAATACTTTCATTTTATTTATAATTCTCTCCTTTAATAATTTGTATTGCTTCTTTTAATATTCTTACATCTTTTAGAAAAATATTATCTTCATCCTTATAATCATCAGGTGCTACAAAACTCAATCTATCATCTATTAGATCTTCAAGTCCTTTTATTACTTCTTGAATATTCTCTTTATCGTAATGACAACCTTTACAGCCCATTTTTTCTACTCTACAATGTTTCCATTCTTTATCGCCACATTTCATTTCTTTTGCACCTCCTCTAAGTTTCTTTTTATCCATTTATCACAATTATTTTCTTTTCCTGGTTCTTTAATATCCTTACAAAAAGGAAACTTTCCACAATTAGTACACCTTTTGTTCATTTTCATCTCCTCCATAGATTTGTAATATTGTATTATTTCTTAACCAGTCTACATACCTAATTATTTTCATATCTTTATCTCTAAATTGAGCAGTAAGATTTGGATTGCTTATTTCTTTTAGTGCTGCAACTCTTAATTTTACTAATAAAGTTTGTAATTCAATATAATCTTTCTCATCCATTTGTTTTACCTCCTAAAATTTTAATTAAATCCCAATCAGGATTTCCTTCTGCATGAATTGTCTTGCTACCTCTTTTTAATGTTTCTATTGCTACATCTACATCTATCATTCTTACATCGTGTCCTTCAAAGCATATTAAGAAATATGCTTTGAGACCTGCGTTTTTACATTTTTTCATTTCATCACATTGTTTTATATCTTTATCAACCATGTGCCATTGTCTAGTTTTACATTCTTTCGCATCAAATACAGCTTTATAATCAGGAAGAAATATCTCGTAATCAAAAGGCTCTCCTTTTATGTAAGTTCCATCTTGCAATCTTTCTGCGTGATTTTTGTGTGCGTGTCCACCTATTGCTTCTACATACTCACATACTTTTTTAATTTGATTTTCAAATTGAAATCCTCTTCTTGGCATTTAATCCACCCACCTTATTGTGTAACAATTTCTAAATAAACTTGGTGTATATACAGAATAACCTTTTTTCTTTAATTTTTCTTGATTTATTGGATATATTAATGAAACTTGGATTCCTTCATATCCCTTCATTTTTGATTTTCTGATTTTATTTAATAAAACTATATATTGTAAAAAAATTCTTAACATTTTAATCACCTACCTACAAAATAATCTATTTAAAATTTGTGATGCTTGCATCTTACTTAAATTCTCTGTATCAAAGTCTTTCATAAACTTTTTAATTTGTGTAATTTGTTTTTCGCTTGCAGGGTATTTTCCCCATTTTCTCATTGAATCAACATTCCAAATATACTCATAATCAGCACAGTTTTCTTTCAGATATAAATACACTTCATCGAATGCCTTTTGCATACTCATTTTTTTACCGCCTAATGTTGTTTTTCCAAGTTCATCTTGTGCTGGAATCCTTATTTTTCTTTTTGGAATAGTTACTACCATGTCTCCGTTAGGCATTTTGAAATAATTAACTCCATGCGTGTTATATTCCTGCTCTTTTGCCCATAAGTCTACAATTTCAACATTCCTTATCCAACTTGACGGACAATCTGCTTTTTTAGTAATTAGATCAGGTAATTCAAATAAGTCGCCTATTATTTCATCTTGTTTGCTGGCTGGCACATTATTTAAGTCTATTCCAAGTAAGGATGGTGCTGTACACAAATTTGCTCTGCCTGTTGTTCCAACTAGATCTATTAATGTCAATTTTTCTTTTCCTGGATAAAGTCTTAATCCTCTGCCCACCATTTGAGTATATAAACTGCTGTTGCTTGTTGGTCTTGCAATCATTACTGTTTCAACAAGTGGCATATCCGTTCCTTCTGTGAATATCATACAATTAACAAGTACAGGTATTTCTCGATTAGTAAATTTCTTAATTAACTCATCCCTGTTTTTTGTTTTTGCTGTTACTGCAACAGCTCCTGGTATTTTTGCTGCGATTTCTTCAGCGTGATTTACACTACAAGCAAATATTAAGGTTTGTCCTTTTGCGTGTTTATAATAAGCCTCTGCGATTGCTTCATTTAGTACATCTTGGTTCATTGCTTCTTCAAGTTCCCCTGGTGCAAAATCTCCCATTCTTCTTGCTACTTTTGAAATGTCATAACCTATATTAACTCTCATACAATAGATATCAGTTAAGTATTTATTTTGAATTGCCCATTTGATATCCCTTTCAAATATTATGTCCTGGTATATATCATCAAGTCTTACATTATCACCCCTGTTTGGTGTTGCTGTAAAACCTAAATGTAATCTCGGCTTAAAATATTCATATACTTTCCTGTAAGATTTTGCTGCAGCATGATGTGCTTCATCTGTGATAATCATGTCAAAATCATCAGGCTTGAATTTATCTAATCTATGTATTATACTTTGTACAGATGCTATGACAACATTTTCTCCGTTGGATTTGTGATTCGCCATTTCAATTCCAACTGGGCAGTCATAGTATTTGACAGGTTGTGTAACTAGCTCTTCCCTGTGTGCGAGAACTAATACACGACCTTTTCTTTTTAATGTTGCAAATGTTGCTGTTTTTCCTAATCCAGTCGCCATCTGTATTAAGTATGATCCTGGTTCTAATGTTTCAATTAGATTATGACATTCTTGCTGATAATCCCTTAATTTTAATTCCATTCCGTCACCCCATTTTCTTGTAATATCCTTCGTGCTATTTCAACAGTTCTTTCACATTGATCTTTTTCAAACATACCAATGTGCGTTTTTGCTTTGGGAAGTCCAAGTTCATTTGAAAGCCATTCATAAGCCTTATATCTTGTTGTTATTCTCGTTGGTTTCTTCCAAATCTTATCAAACCAGAAATGTGCTGCTTTTCTATATCTTCTCAGTTCTTCGTTTGCTAAAGTTCCAAGTGGTGTTTCTGTTCCTGTGTGTACTCCTACAAATGCTCTGCAATTCCTGCACAAATAACATTTTCCATTTCCGTATTCTTTCCCATATATTTCTGCATTTGATGTAAATACTACTGGACTTCCACAATATCTACATATTGTTGGTTTCTCCATTTTTTTCACTCCTTTGGCATTTCATATACTTTTGGAATAATAGTAACTGCATTATTAGCATCTTTATTCCATTGTCTGTATTTACTAATTATTTCTTGTAATACTTCTTTTGCTCTTTCTTCTGTTTTGTAATAACCTAATTCTCTATAAACATCATCTACTCCAACTAAAGCGACAGCTGATATTACAAAGTCTCCATCGCAATCTGTAATCATAATGTTTATAATATTATCAAAATTCACTATTTCATCTTTATTTTGACTAAATATAATCATATAAATTCCCCCTTAAATACCTTTGATATAATTTCCATGCAAGTATTTATAGTTTCACAATACGATTCTTCAGTTATTGGTTTGTTGTACTCATCTTGACCATTTAACATTTTGCGTAACTTCGTTCTTGCATTTTCTGTTTCTTTTATGTGTTGTATATGTTCTTGAAACATACTTCTTTCAAATTCATATTCTTTGCATTGTTTTTCATAAGTAGATAATATTTTCTGCTTTGTTTTTCCTGCGTTTTCCTTTGAAATCTGCTTATTATAAAACATTACTGTTAGTTGTTTTAGTGCTAAAAAACAATGTATTTCTATTAAGTTATAATCTTCAGGAGGTGTTTCAAGTTTTATAGAATCATTTACAATTTGCTCTTTATTTTTCATAGTCTTACCTCCAAACTTACCATTTTTTTATAAAATTTAGAGCCTCAAATATGCTATTTTTCAAAAGGTCTTACCGTCTTACCTTTTTTCCAAGGGTATAAGTATATTTATTTAATGAATAAATTTTTTAGTCTAAAAATAATAATTTCCCATGTGATAATATAATTTTAGTAAGAGGTAAGACTTTTAGTTTTTTATTTAATGAAAGTCGCTTGTCTGTATGTTTTCGTGTGGTCTTACCTTAGGCTTACCTTTGCTGTTTTAGGTAAGCCTAAAATGGCAGGTCTTCCATAGTTTCTTGATAATTTTCTTCATAAGCTATATCTGATTTGTCAGGCTCTAATCTAAATTTTATATAATTTGCTTTTATTCCAGACACTTTCGTTTGATGTGAGAATTTTCCCTGTGAATTTCTTACGATCTGATTTCTATCTGCAAACTTTCTTATTACTGCAGAAAAATCAAATCCTGCTTTGTTTAATGCTTCTATATAAACATTCCTATTTACTAGACAAGTGTCTTCATTTTCAGCATATTTTCCCCAGGTTTCTCCGTTTCCTGTTTCATTTTCTTTAAATCTATTTATATTTTGTGAAATCCAGTCAATAGTCCAATCGTATGCTCTAGTTGCAACATCAACCTCTTTTGTATTTGTAAGCCAGTCTTTTACATCTTCTAACTTCAACTTTTCATCTTTGAAAATTAGATCCGTAGATATTTCATCAGCTAAAAGTATTGTTGCCATTGCCATTGCTTGCTTGTCAGTTGTGTCCGCTTCTTTCAAAATATTCTTAAATATTTCTCTATAACGATCTTGTAATTCTTCTTGTTTTGGTATATTTTTAATAAATTCTTTACCAGCAAATCCATAATTTTTTCTAACAAAATTACTGACATAATTTCCATCTTCAATTACTTTTTCTGTTGCTTCAACTTCTATAACTCTATTTTTTACTCCTCCGCCTGAGGTTTGTTTTGTGATTGGTTCTTCTCCTGTAAAAAGGAAGCTACAATTCCATTCTTTTAAGATTTCAATTCCACCGTATGCTTTTCCTCTACCTCTGTCGACACCTTCAGTTAAATACATAACTAAATTATCGAATGAATCCCATCTATTTTTTATTGTTTGTAATTCATCCCCAGCAAAAGGTATATCGTGAACAAAGGATGCATATCTTGCTAATGCCACTTGTGTTGCGTTTAATGTTCTTACTAATTTTCCAACTTCAGGATTTCCCCATATACTCATAGCAAGCATTAAGCCTACTGTTTTTCCTGTTCCAGTTCCTCCCCATATATGTACAACAAAAGGCAATACTCCCAGTTTTTTATTTAGTATGCTAGCAAATGAAGATGCTACAAGTAAATGTGCAATTTTGCTTTTCTTTCTTACTTCTCTACACATCTTTTTCCATTCTTCATAATCTCCAACTTCATTAAGGCTTTCATAAACATCCTTGAAAGCAAAATCCCCATCGTACTTCAGGTCTTCAACATAAGGTGCAAATTCATCTTCTATCCATCCAAGCCTGTCCGTACTACGATTAACTGGAATTTCTTTTGCATTTAATGAAACTACTTCTGCAATATAAGAAACCAGGTCTTTTGCATTTTCTGAGTTTACTTCTATTCCCCTGTCGGATAATTGAATAATATTGGATTTGTTTGCTACCATGCTTCTTTCAACTGTTATGTATTGCCATTTATTATCTTTGAAAAATGCTAATTTTATTTTTTCAGTTTCAGAGTCAACATTTATTAATCTTTCTACTGGTAATATTGGATGAGTGCAAGCTATTATCGTTGTTGGAATCATTCCTGCACTCATAGAGCTTTTGGTTACTCCTGCATCAACACACTCCCATTTTCCACATTTCAAGTTTTCTATTGGTGGGCGAGTGAATTGAATTGTATTACTACCTTTTTGTTTATATTGTTGTGCGTATTCTGTTTGGTATGCTTTTAATAATTTATCAAAACTTCTTGCTACTCCAAGCTCCCTTGCTTTATCACCTAAAGCTACGATTAATCTTGTTCTTGCAATTTGATTTTCTGTTCCAAATATTGTTTCAAATATTTTTTCATCAAGGATTTCTTCTTTTGTCAATTCAGATATTTCTCCTAAAGGTGTCATTCCTTCACTTACTAATTGGTCTGATAGCTCTAACTCTTGCTTCAATTCTACTCACCACCTTTTTCTGTGTTTTCCAAAACCATATTTTATCTTCATCAGTTCCATTTATAAAAATTTCATCTAATAAATAATCAATATAGTCTATATTGTGCATTGCTTCTACAAATAACTCATCTACTTCATCGTCAGGGCTTTTTGGTGCTTTTTCTTCTGCCCAATGCCACATTAGATGCAAATAATCGCACAATAATTGAAATGTTTTATTTTCCCATTGCTTAAACATTTCTTCAATTCTTCTTTTGTTTTGGTACTTATTAATTTCAAAATGTGTTGTTTTTTGATTAGTGTCTATTCCTAATCCTAATTTGTCATTTATACTTTTTGCTGCTTGATAATTATTTATATTTAACAGTTCTGATACAAGAGAAATTGCATCTCCACCTTTTCCACATCCAAAGCAATGCCATATTTGTTTACTTGGAGATATTGAGAAACTTGCTGTCTTTTCTTTATGGAATGGGCATACACATTTATATGCCCTATCAAGTTTTAATCCATAATATTCTGCTACTCTTACTATATCTGCTCTCTGCTTAACTTCTCTTATCAAATCCATTGCTACCTCCTAAAATGGTAAGTCGTCATTATCTGCAGCAGAGCCTGTTGTAAAATCATCAAATGCCTCACCTTTTTGTGTTACTTTTTTTGGATTTGGTATTTTTGCTTCTTCAGCTTTATCATAGCTTACTGCAAAGAATGGTTTTGTAGATGTATGAACTTGACCATCATACCCTTCAAATTCTTCTTCTCTAAATACAATTCCTACTTTTTTATTTGCTAATGTTTGTTCATCAAAGTTAAACTTAAACCCTGAATTTGATGCTTCCACAGAAGTTATTAATCCTTTAAATTTTGGATTTGTTGTTCCTGGATTGTAACCTTCTGTAAAGACTGTCCATACTCCACTCCATTTTCTATCTTCTCTAGTGTCATTATCGAATTTCTTTTGAAAGAAATCTTTAAATTCTCCCTCTAAAATATCAATCGCTAATTTTAGAAATTCTTTTCCAGCTTGTGTTTTTTCACAAGCTACTTTTTTAATTATGCATTTATATCCTCCTGCAGGTAATGTTTCAAATTCTCCAAAGGCTTGTGCCTCATCAAATCCTTGTGGTTTTTCCATTTTATTTTTCCTCCCCTATAATTTTATTTTTTAAATCATCTAATATTTTCCCCATTTCCTGAGGTGTTACTTTCTTAACTTCTACAGTGTCAATTTTTTCTGCTTTTGCATTTTCAGGTTTCACTTTTTGAGATTCATCATATTTATTGGCTTTTATTACTAATTCTTTGTATTCTTCACTTGTTATCATTACGACCATTATTTTTCACCTCTCTTTCTATTTTGAAACCATTTCCAAAAATCTTTGAATGGTGTTCTATATCTTTTTGCTATTTCCTTATTGTGGTCTTTCCATTGTTTCTTTAGAATCGTTCTTTGTACTTTCCTTTGCAGACTCATTTGGCTTTTCCTCCTTTTTATTTAATTCATAATATTCTCTTATAGTTGTATCAACATATTTCAAATCATTATCTATTTCGTTGTCTTCAAACATTCCTAAAGGAGTTTTTGCAACATCTTGTCCATTGCTTTGTGTAGTAAAATAGTGTTTATTATTGTCATTCATGCACCTTAGTACAATTGTAAACATCCCCTCTATGCAGACTTTGTCATCAAGCAATTTCCCAATTGTTTTTGGTCTAATATCTCCAAATTCATTTTTGTCTTCATGCATCATAAAATAAACAATTTTATCCGATGGAAGTTTGTTTTTTACAAATTCAATTAAAGACCAATACTTATCTCCTAAATCGTTATAAAGATTAAAAACTGCATTTCCTCCACCAACTTTACTGTGATTATTCATGAATTGATTTGTAATTAAATATCCTGAATCATCTATAACTATTGATTTTTTTTCTGTCGCAAATATTTTTTTCATAATAGTTAAATAATCATCTGTATTTATAGAACTTTCAAATTTTTTTCTAAAAGGTAGTGGCTTACTTATTACATTTATAAGTGCTAATTCTTTTTCTCCAAAATTTCTTAAACTTGTACTTTTCCCACTACCAGATTTTCCTATTATTAATACTGGTATTCCCATAACTTACCTCCTAAAATAAACTTTGTTGTTCATTTACATCCTGAACTATTAAATTATCATCTTCATTTATAGTTACAGCATAATTGAATCCAACAAATCCTTTATATGATCCTTTTGCTTCTTTGATTTTTTCTGATATTTGATAATCATAATTTGGTTGTAAATATTCTTGCTTTTCATCGTTAAATTCTCTGTCTTTTTTGCTTATGCTGACATTTATTTTTAATGTAATCTCTGCTTCTTTTCCTGTTAAAATTGCGTTTTTTGTCAGTGTATCAATTGAGCTTTCTAATTTAGTTTTCATTGGTTTTAATAATTCACTGTCTAAATTTAAATTTTCAACTTTTCTTTTCATCTATTCCTCATCCTCCTCGAGTTTTAATATATCTAATCTTTTTTGATATCTTTCAGGATCTATTTCTTTAATTAAAAGTTTAATTCTTTCTCCTTTTAAATAATAACCATCTATTTTTAAATCCGTTTTATCCCTATTTAATTCTGTGGCTGTATAAATTACATTTAATAACTCTTCAATATTCTTATTGGTTTCATATTGTTTGTCTCTTAATTTTAAATAATCATCAAGAGATAAAATTACTCTATTTTCTATTTTTTCGTTACCCATTATTTAATCCTCAAACTTTCCCCTCTTGGCTCTAAATAAGCAAAAGGTAATATTTTTCCAGCCTCTAAGTCAGCTCTTATTTTTTCGTTATCATTTTCTTTTATTATTTTCTTATATTCTTCAGGAACATCTCCGTTAATAGTAAGTGCTTGTTTTCCTCCATTTCCTACTATGCTAAAATTAAATAGTTCTGTAGAAAACTTCGTTTTTCCTGTTGTCTTCATAGAATTAAATAAGTTTTGTTTTAAATAATTAATTCTATTTTCAATTACTTTTGCACTGTCAGTTAATCTTTTTGCCTCTTCTTTTCTAGCATTTTTCTTTGCTTCTAATTCCTTTATAATTTTTGCGTATCCATCAGCTTTGTCTTCAATTTCTCCTTCAATTCCTTCTAAGGTATCAAGGATCATTTGCTCGTCTACATCCTCGTCATATAGCATATTTAAAACTGTTTCATAATTGCTTGTTAATTGGTATAAATTACTCATTTTTTCTTGTCCTTTCTAACTTTCTATGTTAAAATATAAATAGAAAGTATTTATATAAATATTTTTGAACTATCTATTTTCAGTTTGGTCGCTGGTAGATGGTTCTTTTTTAATGTTTTCTTCACAGATGAATAGAATTTCTTGTAATATTTCTCTTAATTCAGCTTCGTTGTGATATTCGTCTATATCAGAAATAATACCTTTGATTTTTTCATATCCCATTTAATTTCCTCCTTTCAAAAGTTTTAAATTATTTTTCATAATACGCAAAGTTGCTTTCATCTTGTTGTATCTGTATATGATAAATAAACTTTTTACATATTCTTTTATATTCATAGTCTTACCTCCTGCTGCTTTCCTCGTAAATTGTTTCTATTACTAATATTGCTAATAATCCTAATATTGGAAGCAAATATTCTCCTCCAAAACCTTTATATCCTCTCCAGGCATTTGCATAATTAATTGCCATTGGTGTTAATACTGTTGTTGCTATAATAATTACAAGATCTAATATTCTTGTTATAAATTTCTTCATATTAATAATCTTCATTTGTTTATTCCCCTTTCACTCTTTTTTCTCTATACCATTCTCTTATTGCACTACCTAAAGCAACTTTTTCTTTTCCAAAGTTTTCACTTGGAAAATTAGGCAAGTTAAATATTGTTCTTGCTGTATCAATATTGCATCCTCTTAAATCTGCAAATGTCGATGGTGTGTAAAAAATATTATCTTTTAATTCCATTTCCATTCCTCCTTAATAATTGTGTGGTTGTCGCATTAATTTTATTTTTCATTTTATTCTCCTTTTTTGTTTTATTGAGTTTTCTCAACTTTTAATGTAAAAAAATAATCTTTTATTTCTTCTAATGCTATGTCCAATAATAAAGCTACTTCTAATATTTCTTTCTGCTTCCATTCTAGTTTATTGTTTAGTTTGTAATTTAATGATGTTACAGACATTGTTGTTTTGGCTGCTAAATTATCTTGTGTTCCAAACTTTTCCTTAATCCTTCCTAATAGCTTGCTGTAGTCAAATTCCAACTTATTTTCTTCCATATTTTTTCTCCTTTCGTTTTATTGAGTTTTCTCAACTCTGTGATTATAATATATTATTATTTTTTAAATGTCAATAGTTTTTTTGATTTTTTCTCAACTTTTTTTTATTTTTTTTCAAAAAAACTTGTTTTTTTCTCAACTTTGGCTTATAATAAGGCTATAAAGGAAGGTGATTATATTGGAGACATTCTCAACAAGATTAAGAAAAGCTATGACTTTACGAAATTATAAACAAGTGGATCTAGTTGAAAAAACTGGATTAGACAAATCTCTTATCAGTAATTATTTATCTGGAAAGTATAAAGCAAAACAAGACAATATTTATATATTAGCAAAAGCTCTTGATATAAACGAAGCCTGGTTAATGGGATTTGACACAAATATAGATCGTACTCCTGATGAAGAAAGAACACAAATAATGACTTATATATCTACCGATGACTCTATGTTGCCTCTTCTTGGTGTAGATGATGTTGCTTATATTCAGCCCCAGGAGACTTTTATTTCTGGTGATACAATTTATTTTAAATTAGAAAATAAAAATATGATCAGAAAAATAATAGACTATAAGGACTATGTAGAATTTCATGCAATGAATCCTTATTTTCCAATTATAAAATGTACCAAAGAAGAATTAAAAGAAAAGAACTTCATTATTATAGGAAAAGTAATTAAAGTAGAAAATAAAAGTGCTTTCAAATAAGGAGGTTTTATATGGGATGGAGATTTAGAAAAAGAATTAAAATTTGCAAAGGAGTAAATTTAAATATCAATAAAAATTCAGTTGGTTTAAGTGTTGGAACTAAAGGAGCTCGTTATTCAGTTAATTCTAATGGAAGGAAAACAGCTTCAGTTGGTATTCCTGGAACAGGTTTGTATTATACAGAAACTGCTGGAGGAAATAGAAAGCAAACAAAAGTCAAAAGACCTTATTCAATATTTAAGATATTCCTTGCATTAATGACTTGCGGTATATCAATATTATTTGTAGGTTTAAGAAAGAAATAAAAAAAGGATAATGTGTAAATTTGCGACAACCACACATTATCCAGGACGCAACCACTTAAAAAGTGATTACTTTTGTATTATATACAAAAATCTTCATTTTTTCAAGTGGTATTAAGAGAAAAATGGAGGTTTTTTATTATGGGTACATCTAAAAAGCGTGGAAACGGCGAAGGTACAATATTCAAAAGAGAAATAAATGGAAAAACATTATGGGTTACAGAATATACTATTGCTATGTGCGATGAAAAAACAGGAAAAAGAAAAAGAAAGACTATTTATGGAAAAACACGACAAGAAGTAAAAAACAAATTAGAAAAAGTTATCACAGAATTAAACACAGACACTTATGTAGATAAATCAAAAATAACTTTTTACACTATTGCAAAGGAATTTATAGATGCTGGATATAAAATGAATAAGCTACAAGAATCGTCTTACTCTCGAAAATTGCATACATTAAAAAATATATCCTCTCATTATATGGCAAATATGGAGCTTCAAAAAATAACAGACAATGATGTAAAAGATTTTCTTGCATACATTACAAAATATTCTGATTCTGTAATTGCTAAAATATATGGAATTGTTAATAATACATTTAAAATAGCTGTAAGGCGAAATATACTGCGTTATAATTTTTTTGATGATCAATTAGAATTTGAAATACCTTTATCATCAAAATATAAAAACAAATCAAAATCGGTTTCTGCTTTTACAATCGAAGAACAAAAACAACTTATAGAAGAATTATTAAAAGCAAAGAAATTTAGATATAAATATCAAATATTTTTAAGTTTATATACAGGAATGAGAATGGGAGAAATAAATGCTTTAGATATTAATGACATTGATTTTGAAAATAAAATCATTCATATACGAAGAACTATTACACGAACTTTTGATGATCGTGCAAAAATCGGATTATATACAAAAACAGTTAATGGTATTAGAGATCTAATAATGGATTCTAATGTAGAAAATATTTTAAAAGAATATTTATCATCAGAGTATTATACAGAAAATGATTACAATTTGCTTTTTTGCAATTCAAATAAAGAATGCATTAGTACAGATACAGTAAATGTAATGTTTAAGTATTTTTGTAGAGATAATAATATAAGCAAAGGTTACGATGTCCATCAGCACATGCTTCGTCATACTTTTGCAACCAGATGTATTGAATCAGGAATGCCTGCTGCAGTATTAGCAAAAATAATGGGACACGCAAATGTGTCCACTACATTAAATGTCTATTGTGAAGTTTTTGATAAATTTAAAAAAGAACATTTAGATATGTCCTACAATTATTTAAAGAGCAATAATTTAACTATTAATTTTT